TCTTTGAAAGGTACAACCACACAAATAGCTGACCTTCAGGGGCAGATGCTCGATCCCGCACAGATTGAGGAGCAAAGGCAAGCAGCTATTCAAGCCGCAATTGATCCGATTGCCGCTCAAAGGCAAGCAGCTATTCAAGCCGCAATTGATCCGATTGCCGCTCAAAGGCAAGAAGCAATTACGGGAGCGATCAACCCGATTCAAGCGCAGATTACAGCGCTACAAGGGCAAATACCCGCAGAAGTAGATGTTGACGCGTTAAGGCAGTCAATTATTGACGAGCTGAAGACTCAAACACCTCCTCCGAGCGGTGGAACTGGTGGTGGAACTGGCGGAGGAACTGGCGGAGGCGCTGGCGGAGAAGGTGGTGCTGGAAATACCAATGTAGACGGTTTCAGCGGAACGCCCTATGAAAACTTTATGGGCGGTTTCATCCCCGGCGCAGGCCAAACCTATGATGCAGGCATGAATTACGGTCCATCAGATTCAGAGGCGGCTGGTTTCAACCCTGCTGGCGGAGGCTCTGGCGGCGTAGGTAATCAAAGCCCTTATGGTCAAGGTGGGTCGGCAGCGGCTAACTTTTACGGCAATGCTCCAGTTGGCTCAATGGGCAATACTGGTTCACAAGCGCCTATAAATTACAGCCAAGGACCATTTCAAATTCAGAAATTTGACAACGACCTTTTCAACCGAACAAATTTTGGAATGTAGCTTGTGACTTCATCTGCCCCTAAAAATGTAGCGAACCCAAGCCTTTACGCTAAAGCAAAAGCTAAGGCTAAGGCGAAGTTTGATGTTTATCCGTCAGCATACGCAAATGCGTACATGGTCAAGGAATACAAGAAGATGGGCGGGAAATACAAAGGCGCGACCGGCGGAGAAGTTACCTTAAACGAGAAGAAAAGCGATTTGAACAAGGACGGTAAGCTTAGTCGTTACGAGCGTAAGCGTGGTGAAGCGATTGCTAGAAACATGAATACCGGTGGAGCCGTCATGGTTCAAGGTCGAGGTTGTGGCGCAATTATGCCTAGCAAGAAAAAAAAGACACGAGTACCCCGTGGCTAGGACTGGCCTAAAAAAATGGTTTGGCGAGAATTGGGTCGATATCGGCGCTCCTAAAAAAGACGGTAAGTACCAGCAATGTGGCCGAAAAAGCGCGTCAAAAAAAAGCGGCAGGGGTTACCCAAAGTGCGTACCAGCGGCAAAAGCAGCGGGTATGAGCGAAGGCCAAAAGAAAAGTGCGGTGACCAGAAAAAGGTCTAAAAAACAAGGTGTAGGCGGCAAGCCTACGATGGTAAAAACATTCGCCGCCCATGGCGGATCAATCAGGAAAACTCCGGGCAATTCCGGTTTATTCGGGAGACGATAATGAAAAAGATGAAAGCAAAAGGATACAGTCGAGGCGGCTCTACAACAACACGCGCACAACGTCGATCTACGTTAAGCAAAGCGCAAAAAAATCTTTTAGATTCCGTTCAGGGACGAGAAGGCAGTAAGCAGTCAACAAGCGTAATTCAAGACCTGTCCGATCAATACGGCTACAAGCCCGGTAAAAGAGCTGGTGCAAAAGGTGGGATGGGCAAAGGTAAAAGAGCGAAGCCACCCGGAATGCAAATGGGCGGTGCAGTTGGTATAAAAGCTCCTGCTATGGCGACAAAAGCGCCTTTGGGAGCGCCCGGAACAAAAAGACCGTCTACAATGCGATCTGGTCCTCGAGAAGAAAAACTTGCTGCTGCTAAGAAGGCAACAGCCATGCGCGGTGCTGCGGCACGCCGATCAGGTGGTAGTACGCCACGCGGCATGAGAGCGGGCGGAGCCATGAAAGCTAAAGGCATGCAAAGAGGCGGCATGATGAAAGCCAAAGGCATGAAGAAAGGCGGCAAGGTTGCAGGAACTTCTCGGCCAAGCGCTACGAGCGGCTTTAGAGCACCTTCATCGAAATCCTCTGGTTTATACGGGAAGTAAAATTAATGGCGTATTTGCAAAGCAACATCCCATACTTTAAAGCTTGGGTAAGACGCGAATACACAGTTAATCATCAGAGGTATCACGGCGAGTTTCTGCATGCGATGGTTATTGGTGTAACCACGATGCCGACTCGCTGTCTTTCGTTTCAGATCTTATTTACAGGTTGCGAGGCTGATGAAAATGAACCAAATATCCACGGTGGCGCAATGTGGGCAAGAATGCCAATCACCGCGCTGGTTGGTGATACGCCGTTTGAAGAATGGCCTGAACCAATGCCTGTATGGGCTGCTCAGCCTTGGGATTGCAGCAGTCATCATCACGCTGTTTACGTCCTTGATCGTTGCACACCTTGTCCTTGGCTCGCTAAGATTGACGGCGAATTTTATCCTGCAAAATACCTTTTCACGGTGGATTATTCAGAAAATGAAATTGCTGATGACCCTGCCCAACATAAACAGTCGCATGTTTTAGAGCTGTTAGATGCAGGCAAGTGGACCGGAAATATTGTTGCGCTGCCCAATAATAGGGTAAGAGTCACACATCCGGCATGGTTTGAAACCGGCCAAGGAGCGCCAGATTTCTTGCCGAGCCAGCATATTCATTACAGCAAATCTGATTTAGACTATACTTTGGATATTAATCAAGTTTTCGACAACTTATATGCCGAAACGAACGAAGAGGACTTAGATAATGAAAAAGAATAACGGCAGGAAACCAGTCGGGAATTCTGGTTTATATGGCAGGGTAACGCGCAAACAGATGGGCGGAGCTGCTAAACCAGTTGGCATGAGCGGACCCGGATTTCTTGCAGGAGAGATACCTCCTGACGGGAGTGGCAAGAAAGACTTGAGAAGTATTTTTGATTTCGAGCCTAGTGAAGAAGATTTAAAAAGGAATCGGGCTAAAGAAAATTATTATAAAGATCGCGCTCGCAATGAAGGCCCAATAATGCGAACCAATGACTTCCAAGATGAAGACATGAACGGCGTTGATGACCGAGACGAGTCTTCTCGCGGCAAAAAACGCCGTTCCGGCAGAGGTGGTAATGTTCCCGAATATGTAAAAACTGGACCGGGAAGAGGTCCAAGAAGTCCTTCACGCGATCAGCTTCAAAGAATTCAAGAGATGCTTGCAGGTAAAGCAGATCGTGGCGGCAGAAACCCCGGAACTAGAATGCCAAGACTTCCCGGCGCAGACAGGGGTACACCGCCTTCTCGCGGCAGAGGCATAGGAAAAATTGTTGATCGCCTTAAAGATCAGGCTCGCCGCAGAACGGAGTCGCCATACGAGCCAAAAATGCCCGGCGGGGGCAGGTTAAGACCTCCGGTTATGGGTCCGGATCCGGATATCGGTAAAATGATGCCTCGAAGATTTGAAGGTCTTGGAGCCACCTTAGTTGACGCCCTTGGGATTAAGAGCAAAGGCATGGGCGATAAGTCCAGAAGAGAACCACCTCGTCCACGAACCACTGGCGGCAGAAGAGGTCGCGGAAGGAGAAAGTAAATGGCCGTCAGCGGTACTAAAAGTTTCGAGCCGGATGTTGCCGAGTATATCGAGGAAGCGTTTGAAAGATGCGGCCTCGAGCTGCGTACTGGCTATGATTTGCGGACCGCGACCCGCTCACTCAACCTAATGTTGGCTGAGTGGGCAAACCGTGGTTTAAACCAATGGACTATCAAGCAAAACGCAATCCCGATGTTGACGGGTACGATTACCTATAATCTTGATCCAACAAATTCAACGGCAGCGATTGATGTGCTTGACGTTTTTGTCCGAGAAGAAATTCAAGGCACAAACACTGATGTTCCGCTGAGCCGCATGAGTCGAGCTGAATACGCTCACTTGGCAACTAAAACCACAACAGGCAAGCCTAATCAATTTTTCGTGGATAAGCAGATATCCCCAACCATTACGGTTTGGCCGCAGCCTGACAAAAACAGCACATACACCATTTACGTTAACGTGTTGACGCGCATGGATGACGCTGGTGGTGGTGCTAATTCTTTGCAGATGCCGTTTCGGTTTTACCCATGCTTGACTGCCGGGTTGTCTTATTATCTGGCTCTTAAAAAAGCTCCTGAAAAAGTGCAGATGCTGAAGCAATTGTATGAGGAAGAGTTTACCAGAGCGTTGAGCCAAGACGAGGAGCGAGCAAGTTTTAGGGTCGCCCCAGATCTTAGAAGCTACAACATCGCATAGTCATGGCTTTTGCATCCAACAAGAAAGCTTGGGGAATCTGTGATATCACAGGTTTTCGCTATCGTCTGCGAGACATGAAGAAAACTTGGGATGGCTACTTGGTTGGTCCTGATCAGTGGTCGCCAAAGCATCCTCAGTTGATGAGAAAGCCTACGCCCGTTGATCCGCAAGCGCTTAAAGATCCTCGCCCTGCGGAAACGAGTGACAACAATTTCTTTACCGTCTACACCAATGTTGGAGATGGTATCCTTGGCACACAATTGCAAACTTTTGCAATATCCTGTAGTGTTGGCAACGTGGAGGTAACCACATCATGAGTTTCACTTTGGCAACTTTGAAGTCTGCGGTTCAGGATTATTTGCAGGTCGATGAAACGACTTTTAATAACAACCTGAACACCTTTATACAGGAGGCGGAGACAAGGATTTTTAAGCTGGTTCAGTTGTCTGAGCAGCGTAAAAATGTAACCGCGACAACCTCGCAAAACAATCGGTTCTTAGCGACACCTACTGATTTTTATGCACCGTTTTCGTTGGCGATTATTGACAATGGAACGTACTATTATTTGATGCTAAAGCATCCTTCGTTCTTAAAACAATATGACCCATCGTCTTCTAGCCGGGGCCGCCCAAAGTATTACAGCAATTTTGATGACGCAGCATTTGAGCTGTCGCCGGTTCCTGATGCAAATTACAGCGTGGAGCTGCATTATTTGCACGAGCCTGCTTCACTTACTTCTGGCGCGGATAGCGGAACTACATTGCTTAGCACTGAATATCCAGATGCTTTGCTGTATGGCACGTTAGCCGAAGCCGCTGTCTTCTTAAAAGAAACTCCCGATGTGATTGCCAACATGGAACAGCGTTTCATGGCAGCAATCGGTCGGATGAAAAACCTGTCCGAAGGTCGTGACACGCGAGATGAATATCGTTATGACCTATTACGGACAGGGGTGAGTTGATGGAGAAGATTGAAAGTTTAAAAGGAAAAAAAGTTGCATTGATTGGTTTGGGCGCAAGCCAAATTGATTATGTAATTGGCATGGAAAACAGCAAGCAGTGGGACGAGGTGTGGGTAATCAACAGCGCCTTGTCGGTTTTTGCTTGTGATCGAGTTTTCATGATGGATCCGGTGAGTCGCTACTTAGACACCGAAGATGCTGGAAACCAGACGGACGTTATGCGCCGGTTGTTGCCAACCTTTGACAAACCTATTTATTCCTGTGAGCTTGATGATCGAGTTCCGGCGGTGGTTGAGTTTCCTTTAGCCGAAGTCATGACAGACGCCAAGTGCGCTTACTTCAACACAACTGTTGCGTATGCAATGGGTTTTGCGTATTGGAATCGGGTCGGTCATATAGATCTATTTGGATTGGATTTTAGCTACGCGCATAACATTCACTTCGCTGAAGCTGGCAGAGCTTGCGTAGAATTTTGGATCAGTAAGTGTCTTGAGAACGGTATCGGGATTGGCGCATCGCCAAGATCGTCATTGCTTGATAGCAATGTTGGTGTGACTGAGCGATTGTATGGCTACCATCGACTTGACGATCCATTAGTTGCAATGCCGCAAGATGGAGAGTGGCATGTGTTTCCACGCTCCATGATGAGCGAAATGGTGAAAAAGCATAATCTTGAAACCATTGAACTTCCCAAAGCCCCGGAGCCATACAAGGGATGATGAAAGACGATATCGGTTTCCAGCTAGGAAACGTCATGGTTGCTACTACCCAGAACAAGGGGCATGACCCTGAGTTCTGGGCGGAGCAAGTCACTAATAAAATTGTGGGTATAAGCGAGACGGCAGCGCCTCATATTCGGCAGCAAGCGGAGGCTTTCAGAAGTCAAGTTTATCAAGTAATATTGCAAGGGATGAAGAACTCAATAAAATCAAACCGAGTGACCCTTTCAAATAAGCTGCGCCAGCAAGGTCACGAGGACATGGCGAACATTATCAAGGAGCTGTGAGATGGCCATCACATCTGCAATTTGTACCTCGTTCAAGCAAGAATTGCTTGTTGGAACGCACAATTTTACGAACGGTGCTAACTCATTTAAGTTAGCACTTTATACCTCCAGTGCAACTCTTGGGGCGGGGACTACGGTCTACGTTACTACTGGGGAAGCGTCTGGAACAAATTACACTGCTGGCGGATCTGCGTTAACTAACGTAACCCCTTTCGCTACTGGAACCACGGCGGTGTGTGATTTTAACGATCTCACCTTCAGCACAGCAACCATTACGGCTCGTGGCTGTCTGATATACAACGACACGCAAGCCGATAAAGCTGTTGCAGCTATCGACTTTGGTGGTGATAAAACCAGTACCGCAGGAGATTTTACGGTGGTTTTCCCAGCACCAACTGCAACTGGCGCAATCATTCGATTGGCGTAATGCCAAATGGCGTTGCAACAGTTAGATTTCCAGCCGGGAGTCAATAAGGAGGCAACCGACTATTCCGCAAAGGGCGGCTGGGTCGATGGCAACCTAATCAGATTCCGCAAAGGTCGCGTTGAGAAAATCGGCGGCTGGCTTCAGCTCGGCTCTCAATACTTCCTTGGCATTGGTCGAGCTTTGCATTCTTGGATATCTTTGGCCGGAACTCGGTTCCTTGGCGTTGGTTCTACTTGGAAATACTACATCGAAGAGGGTGATAGTTATTTCGATGTCACGCCCATAAGGGCCACCACCAGCGCTGGCGATGTGACTTTTGGCGCTACCGATGGGTCTTCGACGATCACGGTTACTGACACCAACCATGGTGCGGTTAATAACGATTTTGTGACATTTTCTGGAGCGGTGTCTTTAGGCGGAAACATTACTGCCGCTGCTCTGAATCAAGAATATCAAGTGTCGCTCGTCACCGGGGTCAATGCTTATGAAATTATTGCAAAAGATACGTCAGGCACTACGCTGGTCGCAAACGCTTCTGACACCGGTAATGGTGGATCGAGCGTTGTCGGTGCTTATCAAATTAATGTTGGCCTCGATACTTACGTTAGCAGTTCTGGGTGGGGTGTCGGTACTTGGGGATCTGGCGGTTTTGGATCTGCCAGCGCTATCTCGGCGGTAAACCAGTTACGACTCTGGACGCATGATAACTTTGGCGAGAACTTGATTATAAACCCGCGTGGCGCTGGTATTTACGAGTGGATTGAGAACGATGGCGTATCGACGCGAGCTGTTGAACTTAGCGGAAGAGCAGGCGCTAACTTGGTTCCTACGGTTGGACTGCAAGTTATTACCAGTGAAACTGACAGGCATCTGGTAATTTTAGGCGCTGATCCTATTAATGCAGCGGGTAACGCCCGGACCAATGTTATCGACCCAATGTTGGTTGCTTTCTCTTCGGCAGAAGACGAGCTTGAATTTGAACCCACTGCAACCAATAGCGCGGGTGACGTAAGACTTTCCTCTGGTTCGTTTATTGTTGGCGGCTTGAAGTCAAGGCAAGAAATCTTGATCTGGACCGATACATCGCTTTACTCAATGAACTTTATCGGACCACCGTTAACTTTTGCTGTTAACTTGGTGAATGAAGGTGCTGGCCTGCTTTCGCCCAAGTCTGCCGCAAACTCTCCTTCCGGTGTGTTTTTTGCCTCCAAAACAGGCTTTAACTTTTACAACGGTTCAGTGCAGCGCTTGCCTTGTACTGTACAAGAATATGTATTTAACGACATTGACCTTGGGCAAGCGTTCAAATGCTTTATGAGCGTAAATAGCCGCTACAATGAAATGTGGTTCTTCTATCCTAGTTTGGAAGACGGAACTGGCGAGATCAGTCGGTATGTTACCTACAACTATCAAGAGCAAACTTGGGCGAACGGTTCTTTGACTCGGTTTGCTTGGCTTGATGCTGGTATTGAGGATTTGCCAATAGCAGCCGCAAAAGTTAGTGGCAACAATCTTTTGTATAATCATGAAACCGGTTATGAC